GTACTATTGTCAATATCTTCGTACGGTGCTTGTTGATATACATGTCCAAAGTTAGGTAGAAAAGATACACCACTCAGATCATCAAAGTTTGTCCAACACCAATCAGCTACACCTAACCACTCATCTTCGTTTACCGATATAGTTATACTTGGTTTGTGCTCACACCAGTGCTGCGCATATATTAACCAGTGGTCTAATTGTTCTATAGCTGACCGTTGATTACGAGTTATACAACGACTCGGTGCTTTCTCAACAAATGAAAAGACTGCCGTTGAGTCTGGTTTCATAACACAATCCTCTGTCGGTATGTTTTGTGTTTGTAAGAATTGTGTTAGTGGATCTTTCTTATCACCTCTCACTCTTCTAATATAATGTTCGTTGTGTCGAGCATGAATACCTGATGCGGCATTAACTAATTGTGATACCGTACCAGATGGTTTGACACAAGTGATAGCCGTGGCTTGGTTAATACCAAATCGTTTCGCCCACGTCTTATTAACCTCAACAGCCCTTTGTTTCATCTCATCCAACAGTTGAGTTAACCGAGTTATGTTATGGATATCTCCAGCTAATATTTGATGGTCCATTATTCCTGTCAATGATACACCAAGAAGTCTTTCTTTTTCTGTAGTATCTTTCCATTGACGACGTAGGTATTTAAAACTTGTTAAAGTAGCTTGCATTGTACCAAGGATAGTAGCCGCCTCGACTTTATCTAACAGTGCTTCATCAGAATCATTTGCACGAACAACAACTTCGGATAAGTTACAGAATTGGAAAGGTCGTAAAATTATTTCTGAACATGGGTTAGTTCCAAACTCAAAGTTATCATCACGTCTTTTGTTTCTGCCGGCAACTGTCTTTGATGCTTGTCTATTAAATATGCCACGTTCACCACTACCCGATTTATACAGAGCTAACCATTCTTCCATGAATGTGCCAATGTTATCCGGCTTTGTTTCATACACAGCTGAATTGTTTGATAAAGCTCTTTGTGCCTCAACTCTATACCACTCTCCAGACTTAGCATCTCTCATATCTCTGTCGTTAAGATCAGATAAACTAATCATAGCCGATCGTCTAACACCACCTACCACAACAATCTCACCAACTTTACAGACAAGATCGTGACACTCTAACGAGGTAAGCTTTCTACCCTTGGCTTTAGTAAAGGTTTCGATGGCGAAGTTGAAGAGGTCGACGAGTGGTGCAGGACCCGAAGCTCTTCCACCGAAAGTATTAAGCCGTGCTCCTGCTGGTCGCACGTTAGATATATCCCACCTGGGAATTTGCCCGGCATACAATAATGTAATGACTTCCCGAAATGCTTTTGCCCAACCGAGTTTAGAATCTCTGACCACGACAACAGATTCTGTATCATGGAAATCATCAGCAACACTAGGCAAATGTTCGGTATATTTTTTTTCAACACTAAAACCAACTCCCGTCCCACACATAAGTACATAAAGTATTTCATCAAAAGCTTTCGGATGATCCACCGGCACGTAAGAACAATTATACCCGGCAATGTTCTCTTTTTCAAGAGCCGGCCCGGCTGTCATTAATGCTCTCATAGACGGCATAACTTCTAAATTTAAAACTTTATTCTCAAGGTACTCTCTTGTTTTTTTATCTAATTTATATTTACAATTTTTTTCTAAATGTTTTTCAAAGAAATCAAAATACCTACTTACTGTTTCATACCATTCTTCTCTTCTCTTTTCTTCCGGCAACCATCTAGCATACCTAGACTTATGTATAAATTGTTGATAAACAGTTGGTAGTTCTTTTGTCATTTTGTTTTTCTCCTTCTCATTTTAAATATGTTTCTTATGTGAGTTATAGTCATAAATATATTTAACAACATTATAAAATATAGTCCATGTCTAATAGCCCACCACCACCAAAAAGTTTGAGACACAAGTCCAACCCATGGGGCTTTTTTTGATCCGTTGCCGTACAGGTACACCGAAAGACAGGCTCCGGTGGCTGCAAAAAACTCTAAGAACGGAAAGTTATCGTAAGTCAATAAGTGTAGCATTTTTTACCGGTATATTAAAGAAATATTCTCCACTAGAAACAAATTTATTAGGAACCTGTACGATTTGCATACACTCCGATCCTTTTATAGACCAAGCCTTTTGTAAATCTTTACGTAAGACATAAAAAGTTAACCGATCTGGTAAATCTTGCATATCAATTAATCTTTTTTTACGGTAAGGAATATGTATTGTATCCCAAGATGTCGGCCAATCATTTACCCATCCCGGTTTAACTTCTACCTCATGGTAAGATACTTCTGGCTTTATTACTTTTATGTCTGCATTATAGTCTTCAACATCAGATGACAGCTGGCAACCTAACCTTAATAAAAAATTTCTGACAGCTTGTTTAGCTGGACTATCCCATGTGTTATATTCTGTTATACGAAACGGAGACTTATTGTTCTGTATCAGTACCATCTTTTTTGTCCTCACATTTGTGTTTAAAAAACACATTACCAAAAACAGTTAAGCTAGTATTGTTTGGATCAGCTTTGGTTTTACCAACGTACTCCCATTCACAGTCCATCGTTTTTTCATTGATAGCTCGTTGATGAAAAAAATCTATGTTACTTAACGTATAAATATTCATAGCCAATCCCACTATTATAGATACCGGATCCATGATTATTACCCTTTCTTTAATATGTTAATATATTTTTTTAAATACCACTCAGCCTTTTCTAAATCCTCTAATCGTTTTCCTTTGTAGTTACATCTCCAAACATATTTTATAACCTGTCCTCGTAAGTACCCCCTAAATTCTTCAGGTGTAAGGGTAGCTTCAATCGCATCTATGCATTCTATACCACCGTCTGCTGTGTAGTGAGCCGGGTGATTGACCGGATCGTTACTTACCATTATCTTCTCCATGCCTCATATTTAATAACACGTTCAACCTTTTTCGTTCAAAATCAACCTTTTCAGGTTCACGGATGAGTCTACTAGCAAATTCACGGACTTGACTATAATTAAGATTAGCAAGATCGCAGACATCAACAAACCAAGAAGCAGTAACCCCGGCAGTTTTAGTAAACCATCGTACAGCATCTTGCTGGATGACCATATTTTCTTTACTAGTAATTTCGGTAGCACTAGCATCCAACAATGCTTGGTAGATGATAGCTCTGAATAAAGTTCTTTCGTTTTCCCCTTCATGATTTTCCCTTTCTGTACTGGTCGAGAGATCGATACTTATACGGCTTGCTTTTTCTTTTGATAAATAATCTATCTGGTTCTTCTTTTGGTTCTTCATCTATCCATTCTTGAGGTATTGTTTTATTTGCCCATAAAAAATTATGTTTGTCTAACCATTGAGCATAAGTTGTTTTACTTCCTTTGTAAAGTTTTGATTTAGAATTTTGCAAAACAAAACGAATGTCTAGCTTTGGCAACTGTCTTTGTATATACAAATGTTTATCCCTATTTGCAAGTGTTAACTGCCCTTTAATCTCAATAATTATACCATTGCCAAGTACAACGTCCGGCACATAAGTGTGATAAGACTCGGGAATTGAAAAGGGTATGGTCAATGTTTCATATTCAAAAAATACTTTATCATCCATAAGTTTTTTACAAACTTCTGATTCAAACATAGACCGAAAGGTAATTCCTTTTACCTTTTTTTTCTTTATGCGGCTAAACATTAGGGAATATCTTCCGGAACTTTAGGTTCATTTTTAACTGTTGTCATCCAACGAGGACCATTACTATAAATAAATTTTCGTAATCCCTCGCCTTTGTTAGAGTCACTCCAACATTCATTCTTAAATGAACAGTAAGAACAATTTACACCTAGCTTCCTGTTCCCGGTAACTCCATCAGCTTCATCGGGATAACATCTCGGTGGTGGTGTGTCTGACTCAAGACAAGTTTTAAGTTTAGCTATCTTTTCTTTTACATCCGGCAGTTCTTTTTTATCCGGAGTGCATACAGCTATATGTCCAAACTGTTTATCAATAGCTAAGAAACAAAGCTTGTCGTTTTGTTCAGCTTCTCCGTAAGCTTTGATCTGATATAGATAACCAAAAGAATCGTTCTCTTTTGTTAAGTTATTACTTTTAAATTTTTTAAATCCAAAACTTGAGGCACTTTTAATATCACACACCCAACCATCAATGGTCGCATCTTTGTGTCCTTTAATACCATCAAGTTCTAATTCTTTCTGTTCTTCGGTAACATCATGTCCCGCCATACGAGCAAACAATAACAACAAGTCTTCTAGTATATGGCCATATAAAAACTTTATTTTTGTTTCAGCTGTCAGATGTTCTCGTAAATCGGGACGATGACATTCATACCAAGATTGTCTTTCCGGTTTACCAAGAGCCGACATACGAAGTCCTCGTGACTCGTTTGGTTTATACCGGAAAGAATTTCTAATAGAACTCGTGACCGACTTTGAAAAAGCTTCAAGCTGTTCATCTGTAGGTTCGACACCACCGGCATCAAACAACCGATAAATATCCTGTACTAATGTATCAATAGTCGCCACGATAACTCTTAATTAAATGTAGCTGATTCTTCAGCCACCGGTGGAGCATTGACTTCAGGAAAGTCCTCTGCACCAGAGCTTGTGTCTGCTACAAATTTAATTATTTTTACAGAACGAAGGATAGCTGTAACTCCCTTTGTTCCTGTAGGTGACGTGTATGGATAGGGGTTCAACTTAACATACACTTCTGTACCACGACCAAGACGGCCATTCGGTAAATCTTGCATAGTTAGTTGTCTGTTGTTCGTATCAAACACTCTTGGCTTTATGGGATTTTCAGTTCCATCTTTTTTATAGAAGTTTGTTTTAGCTTCAATGTAATTACCAAGTTCGGGTTTGGTATCAGAACTTTTTACATTTAAACCCAAAGACTCAAGTGTCTTTTTATTTTTATCATCCACTTGCAAAGTAATCTTAAACTTTGGTGGTGGAAAAGTATTGTCGGGTTCAAATAAGTGATTGTAATGACAGATACCTTGGACAATAACATCCTTTGGTCTATCGTTCTTTGACGAATTTGCCATGTATTTCTCCTTTTAAAGTTGTGACTTATCCATATATAAGTCTATTAATATTAAGTTTTAACACTAACACACAAAAAAATAGTTGTCAATGAGTTTCTTTCCAAGTTGTCCCAATATGATATTCACTATCTAAAGGACAGTTGAACTGTAAAATCTTTTCAGCTTGTTTCATAGCTTGTTTAGTAATCTGGCCGAACTCTTCGGCTTGATCTCTTTTGACCTCCCACTGTACTTCATCATGCACATTGGCTACCGGTCTTGCATCTAACTTTTTCTCTTTAACCATACGATCAATCTCACAAAGAAAATGTTTGCAGACAATACTACCGCAACTTTGTAGGAGGACATTCAAAGCCGAATGTTCACTACGACATTCTAAAAGTCTCCCATCAATAGCTTTTATGTTACCGTGATTAGATCGTATCATAGCAGTAATTTTATTCTTTAGTTCTCTTATCATTGGAAATGCTGACTCAAACTTATCTCGTAATTGTTTGCCCTCAGACATACCACCACCAACGACCTTACCTAGCTTTTCATTACCGGCTCCATAGATGTAGGCATACAGCCAAGTTTTACATACTGATCGATCAGCTAAACCCAAAGCTTCTTTGTGTACATTATGAATGTCACCACCAACAACAATATCTGTATACTTTTGATTATCAAGGTAGTGAGCAAAACATCGTATCTCTAATGACGAAGCATCTGAACCAACAAGACAATAATTTACCGGGTCTTCTACTGTCCAACAATCTCTACACTCCGGACCATATGGAGAATAACTTGCGGGTATCTGTGCCATGTTAGGACTATAATGACTCATACGGTGTGTCACACAGCCGATTGTTATAACTTTACCATGCACCCGGCTGTCTGGTCCTACAGCTTCAAGCCATGATTTTATTTGTGATACTCTTTTCTGCATCAGTAAAAACTCTGACATCTTTTTGGCTTCAGATAAATCAATCTCTGATAATACTGATTCATCAACAATAGGTTGTCCTTTTGGGGTTAGTCGTTGAGGATCGGGCTGCCACCCCACAGCTTTCAATCGTTTTATTATTTGTTGACGAGAGTTTGGATTGAATACCTCGACGTTATCTTTTAATCGTTTACCGGTCTTGTCACTGTATCTCTCTGTTATTATTGGTGGAAATATTTTCTGTAAGTCTTGTTTTATCTGACCGGAGTTGTCCTCAAGATCAGCCATCAGCATTGATGCTTTCTTCTGGTCAAGGTAAAAACCGTTGAGTTCTTGCTGTGTAATTATGTGTCTGACTTTGTGTTCTAGTCTCACCGGTGCTTTACCAAATGGTTTGAGCAACGGCTGTAGATGTTGAGCTAACTTACGAGTCAGGGCTACATCCTGACGACAATAGTAGAGCATCTCGTTGCTGTATGTTTCAAAGTTATCCTTGAAGTCTATCTTCTCACATTGTAATCGTTCACCCCAAGCTTTCAAGCTATGGCCACCATCTCTGTGTGGTTGTATCATCTGTGAAGCTAACATTGTATCCCATACTCTTTCGGGTGGTAGGCAAATTTGTAGTAACCGGCTGAGAACAACAGCATCAAAGCTGACACCGTTGTGCATAATATATATTCTTTCCGGGTCTTGTTTATGAAACTCTACAAACTCGTCAAGGTTATTAATAAACTCTTTTGTTTCTCCCGTCTCGAAATCCATGCAACATATACAATGTATCTTTGTGACCGGTATCTCATCGGTTTCTATATCTAATACTGTATATTTAAAGGAAGACGGCATCCGTATCACTCTCTCCTACTGGTTCGGGCTGTTTTTGTTCTTCCATCCTACCAGTATTTTTGTCCCATTTCAACCAACAACATGGGCCGGTCTCTCCACTGAATCTGTTTTTCAATACTCGTATCGTTGTTAAATTTCTTTTGTCTTCAGTATCAGCTTGTCCGTTTCGTATCAAAGCAAACACCATATCACACAACTGAGCAATACCATGTGAACCTCTAAGGTCAGCTAGAGATATGCTTCCTCCCTCCTCAGCTGTATTGTTCTGTGGTAGTGTTCGTCTTAGATGAGATACTAACATCAGATGTATACCTTGCTCTTGCACAAGAGTTCTGAGTCTAGTCATGATTGTATCTATGGCTCGTCGTTCATCGTTACCCTCATGAGCACCGACAATCATATGCAGATGATCAACAATTATATACTTACATGCTAGTCCAGAGGACAAATATTGTATCTTACTAATGACATTATCTATATTTGTAGCACCAAAGTGATCCCATAATCTGACTCTACCGGTGCCAAGTGTTTGATTCCACGCATCTTTTTTAATGTCCATTGAGGCCGTTGTTGTGGGTAAATGGAGGGGGAGATTGGCCTCAACAGACATTAGTCCTTTGGCTGTACGGAGGACACTTTCCTCCAAGAATAGACAGCCAACGGATTCTGTGGTGTTCTTTACAATGTGGTGGGCTAGTTCTCGCATAACACTAGACTTACCGATACCCGAGCCGGCACACCAACAGGTGAGTTCTGATTTTCTCATACCGTAGGTCATATCGTTCATACCTCGCCACGGGTAGGGCAAGGACTCTTGTGGTTTCTCGTTTTCTATCAGATCCCACGTTGACTCTCCGAGGATTATACCCTCCGGTGTGTAGTCTCGAGCTTCCCACCAGAGCTGTGTGAATCCTTTACGGTTATTGGTAGCAATATATTCGTTTGCATCTTTGAGGTGGAGGTCTACGACTTTGACTTTGTTGGGTGGAAACAGATCGGCAACCTGCTGTGATGCCTTACGTCCGGGTTCATCGTTATCAAAGCAGAGGACTATCGTGTCAAAGCTGTTGATATATTCAAAGTTCTTCTGGCAGTCTGATACAGCTGACTGAGCACCGTTTTTGATTGATACACATGGCCATCGTGAGCCGAGCATCTCGTAGCCCGACAGAGCATCCACTTCTCCCTCGAAGATGGTTAGGTATTTACCACCCTTGGCAAAGATATGCTGCCCAAAGAGTATACTATTACGGCTATCGCCTATATATTTAAAGTCCTTGGTTTGGGTATCTCTAACTTTAGTTCCGATGTGATTACCGTTTTTGTCGGTGTATGGATAGAGGTGACGGCTGACCTGTGTGTCAACACGATTGTGTTTCACTCCGTATCGTTGGCACGTCTCCCTGGATATGTGGCGATCTGTTAGTTCATCAACGATGCCGTTCGGTAGGGTTTGTAGCTTCGGTGGTTCTTGTGGTTTAGGTACAGAGGCCGGGTTGTCGCCGGGTGTATGTGTGTTGCATACGAAACAGTAAGTATGTCCGTCTGAGTATAGTGAGTTCCCGTCAGATGACCCACAGTTGTCACACGGTATGTGCTTTATGAATTTTGAGTCTGTTTGGTGTTCCATGTTTTTCCCCCTTTCACACCTCGTTTTTCCCAGATTATTACTATAAAATACACGGGCGGGGTTGTCAACAGGAAAAAAGCATGGTAGGTTGGGTTATCTCCCGAGGGGAACTATATGTATCTATGAGTATCTATATGTATACCTAGCTGAATACATAGGTGTACTAAGGATTTATAGGTATACATAGGGTTCTATGTGGATACCTTTAGTATATTGTTGTAGTAATACCTATATTATACTTATAAGGAAGAACACTATACCCAAGAGTATTACTGAGTATAGTGTTAGAGTTTTGAGCCATTGTGGTGTCATATCACAAGACTACACGAAAATTGCTATAATGCAAAATAAAACAAAAAGCCATAGTCCTACCCATTGGATACCTCCTACAACTTGAGCCACTTTTCTGTCCATTGTGTCTTTATGTTTCATTTGTTTACCCTTTCTTTTCTATGCCCCTCAAGAGTCAGGAGTCGTTCCTGATAGTCTGGGGCATTTAGTTGTTTAAGTTGCTGACTTGCTCTTGATTTAGACATCAAGCCAGAGAAAAACAAATAATAGATCGTCTCAATACTTGTAATCTTATTTGTCATTTCTAAGTCGTGTAAAATGTTTGATGTAATCTGAGGGTACTTTTATGTGTACCCCTTGACTTGTAGTTGCTCTCTTACCGTCTGCCTCTACAACATAGTCCTCGTCATCAATATACATAATTATTTTGCTAGTCATCATAGGGATATAGTCCTTTAAACATCTGTTCTTTTAGTCGTAAACTTTCTGCTGTGTCACACTTGACGGCGATTAGTCGTTTGGAATTTTTCTCGTACTTCTCATATAGTCTCGTTGCCAATCCCTCACAATCTGTGGTCGTGCCAAGTCTTTTCTGTCTCAACGTGCCGTCAGCCAATTCAAACCATATAGTCACTACTACTGCCTCAAGCATCACTCACTCTCCCTCATTGGTACAACACAAGGTCTTGACGTTCTTGGTTGTGGTGGTGTCGTCAAACTATTGTGCTGTGATTCCAATGCTCGTTGTCTTATGAGATGAAACTTCCAACCTATACATATATGTCCAGACTGTATTCCATCTCTGTTAATATTCAATCGTTTAAACTCTTGTTCAACGATTGGTTGTAGGTTCTTACAGTTCTCTCGTTCCATAACGAACCTCTCCTCCACACCATTTGGTGTAGAGAAAACTAGGTATAGGGCAAACAGTTCTTTAGTCATCACTCACTCTCCTTTAATCTGTTATACATTACTAACCCAAAGTCATATCCTTGTTTGTAAGAATACATATCAGGATGGTAGCTTGACCTATTACCCTCAAGTAAACCATCAGCTACACCATCTTTGAAAGCACTTAAATTAATTGTTTCTTTAGTCATCTCTCATCTCCCAAGTATTTTGACAAGTCATCAGCTTCATCATACTCATCAGCTTCATCCGTACTAACAATTTCTAAAATATCATCATCAATT